GCGAAATTTGGTTAACGTTGCAGATTCTTTTAGAGATTTTTATGATAACTGCCGTTTTATTGCTGTTATTTGCTGTTTTTGGCGTTTTTCTTGTTCGTTTTGTTCGTTGGTTGTGGCGTTTAGGTGATAAATAAACTATTGCGCGCCAGCCTGCAAGGCTGACAGCGAACAGGCTCCGCCGTCGAGAGCGTACTAATAGGAGGTGTAGAATTTATTCTACATCTCCCCTTATACACCCCGAGCGAAGCGAGCTTAATGTTTCCGCTAAATCTGGCTTTCAGCAGCCCAAAGAGGTTTTAAAAATCCACTTTTGCGTGAATACGCAATAGGTGAGGTGTTAAAACCTCCCTACCTGTAACCTCCCTGTTACGAAGCAACGCGAAAGCGTGGACTTCGTCCCCTAAGAACTTGATATATATAGAGCGATTGACACATGTCTGTAAACCGTGGACACGGAATCGCGAATTGAACTAAGTCTTTTTTGAAAAAGTTAATCATTATGAAACAAGTAATATGTGAATCACCTGTAATTATTCGTAACTCTCATTTGAAACGTCTGTTATTGGCCAATGGTTGTTATCATACGCCCGCTGGATATGTTCGTATCTCTGAGGCCGAAAAATTTGTGTATTATCACAATTTCCCTAAATATCGTTTTTCTCCGAAAAGGCTCGGTGTAACTCATGATAATTTGAATGAGTTCTTTGTATTTGACGACGAAACAGGTGTTGTATATCCTATGTTTATCGAAGTACCTTGCGGTCATTGCGCTTGTTGCCGTGATAAAAAGTGTAGAGAATGGGAATTTCGTGCCGTTGCCGAGTCTGTCAGTTCTTCGAACTCTACCTATTTCATTACTCTGACTTACGCCCCGAAGTATTTCCCTCACTATGGCGTAACAAAAAGTGCTATTCAGTTATTCATGAAACGTTTGCGTATTAAACTCGATCGATTGGCTATCGAGCATTGTATAAAGTACTTTGCTTGTGGTGAGTATGGAACGCGAACTAAGCGCCCGCATTATCATTTGTTGCTGTGGAACTTTCCCGATAATAATAAACAACATTTCCCTAATGTTACGTCGGTATTGCACTTTATTGAGGAATGTTGGTCTGTCTATTCTCGTGATGATGACGGTAACTGGTTGTATGAGAAAGGTAGTAATACACCCCTCCGTGAGTCTATTGGATTCTGTATGTGTAAACCCTGTGATAAAGGTGCTTATTCCTATGTCATGAAATACATGCGTAAACAGTATAAAGCCCCCAAAGGTATGAATGATGTATTTTATCTCGTATCAAAAGGTATCGGTTCTTCCCATGCTGGTATGT